GATTCTTTGAATTTTATTCCTGTCCCTAAAGATTGGAAAACAAATTTAGAAAACGCTTCGGTCAGAGAACATTCTGATGTATCTAAGAGTGGACAATTAAAGGTAATAACAATTACCAATCGAGGAAGTGGCTTAGGAAATGCAAAAACTTACACAAACGTTCCAATTTTAGGTGATGGTTCGGGTGCTAAAGCAACGATAGTAGTTGGAAATGATTCTACAGTAGAGTCTATAGATGTAACATCTGGAGGAAGTGGATATACCTATGGAATTTTAGATTTACGTTCTGCTGGAATTACTGGAAACATTTTACCCACATTTGATGTAATTATTCCCCCTACGGGTGGACATGGATTTGATATTTATCGAGAATTGGGGGCTAAAAATGTTTTAGTATATTCTAGAATTGAAAATGATGATTTAAATCCAGACTTTATAACTGGAAATAAAATAGCAAGAGTTGGTGTCATAAAAAATCCAGTTTCTTATGGAACAACAACAATATTAAGCCAACAAAAAGTAAGTAATACATATGCATTAAAAGTTGGTGTTGGATATAGTAATGCAACGTTTAATGCAAATTCATTGATAACTCAAACAATTTCTACAGGACAAACTGCTGTAGGTAGAGTAGTTTCATATGATAACAAAACGGGAGTTTTGAAATATTGGCAAGATAGATCATTGGTTGGGTTTACAAGTGGAACTAGTAATTTATCATTTATACCTCAATATGGATATAACCTATACCGATTTACTTCAAGTCCAGGAACTGGAGGCTCAACTACAATAGTAGGAACATCAAACAATCTTACCATTGACACTTCATTTACTGGTATAAGTACAACTATAAATAATAGAACATATAATCTTGGTCAGTATTTTGAGAGTGGAATTTCAAATCCAGAAGTACAAAAATATTCTGGAGATATGATTTACATTGATAATAGACCATCTATTACTAGGTCACTAAACCAAAAAGAAGATATCAAAGTTATTTTGCAATTCTAATAAAAAATTATGTCACAAGAAACCAATCTTAATATAAATCCATATTTTGATGACTTTGATAAAAATAAAAATTATTATAGAGTTTTGTTTAAGCCGGGATATCCAATTCAGGCTAGAGAATTAACATCATTACAATCAATTCTTCAAAATCAAATAGAACAATTTGGTTCTCATTTCTTCAAAGAAGGTGCAAGAGTAATTCCTGGACAATTGACATATATTAGTAATTTTTATGCAATAGAAATTAATAGTGAATATTCAGGAATTCCAGTATCTTTATATTTAAATAATTTAGAAGGATTAAAAATATATGGAAAAAATTCAGGAGTAAAAGCCAAGGTAGTTAAAGTAATAAGTGCAGATGAATCTGAAAGAGGAAATATAACCCTTTATGTTGATTATCTTGAATCATCTGAAAATGATTTAGCTCAAAGAGAATTTTCAGATGATGAGGTATTAATTTCAGAAACTCCAATTCAATTTGGAAATACTTTTATCAATGTTGATGAAGGTTTTGCATCTACCATCTCTACTAATTCAACTTCTGTTGGTTCTGCATTTGCATTATCAAATGGAGTTTATTTTTTAAGAGGAACTTTTGTCGAGGTTTCGGACCAAATTTTAATTTTAGATCAATATACCAATAAACCAAATTATAGAGTTGGTTTATTGGTAAATGAAGAACTTATCACATCAGATGATGATCAAGATTTAACAGATAATTCTCAAGGATATAATAATTACTCTGCTCCAGGGGCAGATAGACTAAAAATAACAGCATCATTATATAAAAAAGATCTTAATAACTATGATAATCATAGTTTTGTTCAACTCGCAACCGTAAAAGATGGTGTTATTAGGGAGTTAAACAATAATACTGAATATAATATTATTGGAGATGAACTAGCAAAAAGAACTTTTGATGAATCTGGCCATTATTATGTAAAATCATTCTCTACTTTATGTAAAGAAAGTTTAAATGATGGAATTGGAAATGATGGTATATTCAATGAAGGGGAATTAACGTACAATGGATCGGTTCCCAGTGAAGATTTAGCAATCTATAAAATAAGTTCAGGAAAGGCTTATGTTAAGGGATATGAAGTAAGTTTTGATGGCTCAACATTTTTAGATGTACCAAAACCAAGAACTACAAAAACAATAGAAAATCAAGCAGTAAATTTTAATTTTACTCCAACTCTATCAGTAAATAATATTACAGGCTCTCCTTTAATTGGATTTAATACAACTACAATTTTAAGTTTGAGGGATGAAAGAGTAGGAAGTAATGCTGGAATAGCTTCAGGGCAGGAAATTGGATGTGCTAGAGTTTATGACTTTTCTTTAGAGCAGGGTGGTTATGATGTCAGTAATTTAGATATAAATCAATGGGATTTATCCCTATTTGATATACAAACATATTCAATAGCCAATTTAAATGAACCAGTAACACTTAATGTACCTACATTTATTCAAGGGGACTCAACAGGAGCAACTGGTTATTTAAGAAATTCTGTAAGCAGTTCAAGTACAATTACAATTTATCAAATTAATGGTCAATTTTCACCCAAAGAAAATATTTCTTTTGGGTCAACAACAACTACAACAAATCAATCAAGATATATTACAAATATTAGAAATTATGGCATTTCTGATATAAAATCCGTTCATTCCACTGTAGGAACAGGAAAAACATTTAGTGCTGATACTATACAATCAGAGTCTTATTTTATAGGAATTGCTTCCATAAGTTCTTTTAGTGGAGGAATTTCAACAGTTACTGTAAATAATACAAATATTTCTGGAATTGTTACTTCAGGAAATCTTGTAAAATTTAGTCAATCTGGTATTTCTACAATTTCATATGCAAAGGTAGGAAGAGTTTTTTATAATACAAAACAATTTGAAATTTCATCCATACAAAATGTGCCAGGAGTTGTTAATGGAACACTCTCAGCATCACCAATTAATGTAACAGATTTATCAATATTATCAACAAAATTACAATCTAGTGGAAATAGTGAAAATGTATCTGGAAATAATAGTCTCTATAGCATCTTACCTAAACAAAATATAAGTTCTGTTGATTTCTCATCGTCTGAATTAATCATAAGAAAACAATTTGATAATGTTACAATTACAAGCAATTCTACAAATGTAATTTCAGCAGGTCAAAATAATACATTTTTACCATTTGATGAAGAGAGATATATCTTAATTAGAAGTGATGGTTCTTTAGAAACATTAACATCAGATAAATTTGAATTTCAATCTGGTTCTACCAATTTAAAAATAAACAATCTAGGTTCCAATGATACTGGAGCAACTTTAATTGCAACTTTAAAAAGATCAAAAATTACATCAAAATTAAAGAAAAAGAAAGTTGTAGATAGTATTATCATTAATAAATCATCAAGTCCTTCATCTGGAATAGGTCAATCTACATCAAATGATGGTTTAATTTATGGAAATTATCCATATGGAACTAGAGTTCAAGATAAAGAAATATGTTTAAATTATCCAGATGTAGGACTTCTTTATGGAATTTTTGAATCAAATGATATTTTAGATCCTAAAATACCTTCTGCAATCATAGGTTCTATGGACGGGCCTTCATCAAAGACAAATGACTTACTTATTGGTGAAATTGTAGTTGGAAACGTAAGTGGTGCAAAAGCTTTATATTCAGAAAGACTTAGTGATACATCAATAGGATTCATTTATTTGAATGACATTACATTTTTAAGTGGAGAAACAGTAAAATTTAAACAATCTAATGTAAATGGAATAATTTCTTCAATTGATCCTGGAAGTAAAAATGTAACAAAGAATTATAAGTTGATTACTGGACAAACTCCAACTTACTATGATTATTCAAAAATTGTTAGAAATACTAACGAAAATGTTCAAAGAAAATTAAAAGTAGTATTTTCTAGAGGTTATTATGATGCATCAGATAGTGGTGATATTACCACTGTAAATTCTTATGGATCATTTAACTATAAATCAGAAATATTAAAAATTTCTGGTTGTAGAGTTACTGATATTGTAGATTTCAGACCAAGAGTTAGTGATTATTCAGTTTCTGAAGGAAACAGATCACCATTTGAATTTTCTGGAAGGACTTTCAATAGCTCTTTACATAGTGCAAAAGATGTTATTTGTGCAGATGAATCTTTAACTTTATCGTATTCATATTATCTACCAAGAATTGACAGAATTTATTTGACCAAAGATAAATCATTTACGATAAAATACGGAAGTCCATCGGATAATCCAACTCTACCAGAAGAAATTTCTGGTGCTATGAATATTGCAAACGTATATCTTCCCGCATATCTATATGATACTTCTGATGCCAAGATTGAATTTATTCAACATAAAAGATATCAAATGAAGGATATTTTCAATCTTGAAAATAGAATCAAAAATCTTGAATATTATACTTCACTTTCATCATTGGAATCATCCACTCAAAATCTTTTTGTTGATGATGGAACTGGACTAAACAGATTTAAATCTGGATTCTATGTTGATAATTTTACTTCACTTTTAACACAAGATACATCTAATGGTGTTAAAAATAGTATTGATACAGCTAAAGGTGAGCTTAGACCTTCACATTTTACATCTAATGTAAAATTAGAAATCGCCAATATTACAATTCCAGGAATTGGAGGTTCAACTCAATTAAATGATGATAAAAGATTCTCTAATATTGTCAGTTCCAATATAAAAAGAACTGGTGATACTATTTGTTTGGATTATAATGAAGTCTCTTGGTTAAAGCAGCCTTTTGCAACAAGAACTGAGAATGTTACTCCATTTTTAGTAAAGCTTTGGGAAGGATCTATTCAACTTAATCCCACAACAGATATTTGGGTTGATACTAATAGGTTGCAGGTAAATAATATTGATGTAGAAGGTTCTTTCCTTGGAATTGCTGAAGCATTAAGAACTGAAATAAATACGGACCAAGATGGCCAAAGAATAGGGGTAAGCCCTGTAATTTGGAATTCTTGGGAAACTACAGGAATTGATGTTAATTTTACATCACAATCAAGCACAAGTTCATCATCCAATTTAAATACAAATTCTACAAATGGATTTAGGCAAGGTACCTTAGAAGAATTTAGGAATTTTAGATGGCCTAATGCTGCAAATGTTCCAGAATCATTTTTAGTTGGAACTGAAACAACCTCTGTAGATAGAATAACAAACGCTAATGTTTCTACAAATTCATCATTAAATGTAGGATTAAGTCAACAAAGAACTGGTTCTCAATATAAAGTTAGAGAAGTCACAAATACGGAAACTTTAGGGGATAGAGTTGTTCGTAGAGATGTAATTACATATATGAGGTCTAGAAATATTGAATTTACATCTAAAAGATTAAAGCCATTTACACAAGTTTATCCATTCTTTGATGGTGTAAACGTCAGTGATTATTGTTTCAGTAAACTCATTGAAATTGAAATGATTTCTGGGTCATTTCAAGTTGGAGAAACTGTAATCGGTCAGTTTTCTACAGCATCTACTAATAAAATTGAAGCTAAATTTAGAGTTGCAAAATCAAATCATAAATATGGCCCATATAATAATCCAACTGATACATTTGATAGAAATCCATATGATAGAAATGTATCCATTCCAGAAAACTATTCGTCAACAAGTTCAATATTAAATATTGATACGTTTTCTCTTTCTGAAGAATTAAATCCTAATTTTTATGGTTCTATAAAAATTGGAATGAGACTTAGAGGTTTAACATCAGGTTCTGAAGCTACAATAAAAAATGTTAGACTAGTTACAGATAGAATTGGAACTTTAATAGGTTCTTTCCAAGTTCCAAATGGATTATCTGGTTCCCCAATATTTGAAACTGGAAGATCTAGATTCAAATTGACCAGCAGTTCAACAAATTCACAAATTCCTGGAGTTATTACTACTGTTGCTGAAGAAACTTTTTACTCTCAAGGTGAAGTTGACACAACACAACAATCTACACTTTCTCTTAGAAATGCCAGAGTTGAAGTTGATAATGGATTTAGACAGGAAAATTCTATATCAGATTCAAGTAATTCAAGTCAAGATGTATCATTTACAACAAATGTTACAAATGTATCTACAAATACTAGACTTACTGGAGAATATATAGATCCTTTAGCACAATCATTTGTGGTAGATGACTCAACTGGAATTTATATTACAAAGGTTGATCTTTACTTTAGAACAAAGGATGATATTCTTCCAGTTACAGTTCAAATCAGAGAAGTTGAACTGGGAGTACCAAATCAAAAAATTCTTCCATTTTCTGAAGTTGAATTAACCCCAGATAAAATTAATATTTCAGAAGATGCTTCAGTTCCTACAACATTTGAATTTGAATCTCCAGTATATCTGTCTGGACAAAAAGAATATGCTATAGTTATAATTTCAAATTCAAATGAATATAATGTATGGATATCTAGGCTTGGTGAATCTGATGTGTCAACATTAAATTCTGAACAAAATCAAGTATTAGTTACCACACAAAGACTTCTTGGTTCTCTATTCAAATCTCAAAATGCGTCAACGTGGTCTCCTAGTCAATATGAAGACTTAACATTTGAGATTTATAGGGCCAATTTCGTTTCTTCTGGATTTACTCAGTTTTTTAATTCAGATCTTGATGAAAAACTACAAATTATGACAAAGGACCCTTTGATAGTTGAATCAAATAAAGTTAAAGTATCTTTATCTGGAACAATTACAAATTCAAATTTGACTCTCGGAAATACTGTAATACAACAAAATGTGGGACTTGCAACAGCTACCGGAACTCTTGTTGGGTATGCTGGAAGTGCTTTTAGTACATTAAATATTATTAATTCTGGAATTGGATATACTGGTTCAAATACTACCTATTCTGGTGTTGCATTGACTAGCATTACTGGCTCTGGTTTAAATGCAACTGCAAATATTACTATCAATAATGGTGGTGTAGTAGCTTCTGGAGCAACTATAGTGAACGGTGGCTTTGGTTATGTGATAGGGGATATTTTAACGCCAATCACAATAGGTTCCCAGAATTTGGGTAGTGGTATGAGATTAAGTGTTTCTCAAATTAATGGGAATAATCAAATTATTGTAGACAATATTCAGGGAGAAATTAGTATTGGTTCTACTCTCAAATTTATTAATAATTCAGGTTTAACAACTGACTTTACTAATAATGGCAATACATTAACCGTGTCATATTTAAATACTATTACTGATGGTGAACATATAAAAGTTTTCCATAGAAATCACGGTTTACATTCATCAACAAATAAAGTAACAATTTCTAATATTTCAGGAATTAGTACTACATTAAGTAAACTGACATCTCAATATCCAAGTTCAAGTGGAACTAGTAATGAACTATTTGTTTCCAGTATTTCTGGTTTTAATGTTTTTGAAAATATTTTAGTGAGTGCCAGTAATCCAGGATATGTTAGAATATCAAATGAAATATTGAGTTATACTGGAGTAAATCAAATTTCAAATAGCCTAACTGGCGTTTCAAGAGAGATTGACTCAACAAAAGGATTTAATTATCCAATAGATACTTTTGTTGAAAAATATGAATTAAATGGAGTTTCGTTGAGAAGAATCAATAAAACTCACAATTTATCTGATGTAAGCAGTGCAATTAAAGAAAGAATAAGTGCGGATTATTATTATGTTAAAGTTAATATGTCTACTGATGGAGTAGATAGAAGTGTAAATACTGGATTTGGGAAATTAAAGTTTAATAGAACAAGTAAAGTTGGAGGAACTAACGGTCAAGCGACATATAATATCCCATTTGAAATGATTATACCAAATATAAGACAGACTTCCCCAACAGGTACAAATATTAAGTCATCAATTAGAACAATCAGTGGAACAAGTCTGGGTGGAAATGAAGTTTCTTTTGTAGATCAAGGTTTACAAGATATATCAAATAATACAATAAATTATTTTGATTCATCACGAATTATTGCATCTAAAATTAATGAATCTACATATCTGACAGGAATTCCAGCAAACAAATCTATTAGTTTAAATGTAAATTTAACTACCTCAGATTCTAGAGTTAGTCCTACAATTGACTTATCTAACAATAGTTTGGTATTGATTAGTAATAAAATTAATAATCCTATTTCAGATTATATAAAAGATCCTAGAGTTAATACAATTAGTGATGACCCAAATTTATTCTCCTACATATCAAATCAAATTATTCTAGATAACCCAGCTTCTTCAATAAAAGTTTTACTTGATGCATATATTCATAATGATTCTGATATCAGACTACTTTATTCAATTGGTGAAAATAATAACACATTTACACTATTCCCAGGTTATGGAAATATAAATCTAGATAACCAGTCATCAATTAGCTTAGAAAATAATGACGGAAGTCCAGATTTGAAAATGACTAAGCAAGATAGATTTATAAGTAATCCCACAC